GTGTGAGTCCGAAGACTCACACAAATTAATTATCTATTACGTATCGCTAAATGGTGTAACAATAGTTCCTGATCCTAAAAGCAGAGTATTGTGTACTAAGTACTGAGCAGATTCTAGTGCTGTAATTTGAACTACAGAACCAACAATTCCACCTTGTGTAGTACCATTCATAGAAAGTACATCGTTTGCTGCTGCTGGAAAGAAAGCTTTTTTAGCTCCATCATCTACAGCGATCATAGCTGCGCCTGTGAATTTATCCACACCATCAGTTATGATTTGAACATCAGTTGCAACTGTATCAATGTAAAAAGTGAAAGTAGCACCAATGTTGTTTAAGTTATTGTAGTCAGTATCACCTGCAGTTGCACCATTAGCATTAGTGTTAATGCTTGGTAATGCATAAATTCCATCTGCATCTTGTGATATTAACAATCTTCCCGCGTGATCAGCTACAGTTAGTGGTAAACCAGCTGCCCCTAAACCAGTTGAGTTGATTGCTTTTGACATACCGGGTCCAAAACCTATAAAGCCATTTTTAGAAATGACCGGTCCTGAAAAGGTTGTATTAGCCATGATTGTTCTCCTAGTTAATTCTACATAGTCTCTAGGCCGTCGACTATACTGCGTCTATGTAGAAAATTAATATATGTATAGTGATAATTTTATACACTACTTTTTA